ATTATATACTGTTGTAGCCCAATCTTTAACGGTTAGAGCGTCTTCTTCTGGTTCACTAGCTGTGGCGTTAGACCTGCCGTAGACTATTCCTCTCTTGATCCCACCTCCAGCCATAACAATGCTAAACACTTTAGGCCAATGGTCACGGCCCGCAGTGGCATTAATCTTAGGTGTTCGACCAAATTCAGAGGCTATACATACAAGCGTTGAGTCAAGCAGGCCTCTATCGTCTAGGTCTGAAATAAGAGCAGCGAAACCTTGGTCAAGAGCTGGAACCTGACTTTTAATTCCCGCCTCAATGCCATTATGCATATCCCACCCACCATAGGTTAGTGTGACAAAACGAGTGCCAGCTTCAACGAGCCGACGAGCTAGTAGCATACGAGCACCGGCGGTGTTGCGACCGTACTTGTCGCGAGTCGCAGCGTCTTCTTTGTTGATGTCAAACGCCGTTCTGGCCTTCTGACTGTTAATTAAACTATACGCCCTGTCATAGAATGTATCGACAGCATCGAGCGAGTCTGAATTTTCTTTATTAGCAAAGCGATCATTGACAGTAGCTAGAACCTTCTGCCTCTTGATAAACCGATCATCATTTACCCCATCAGGCAGGCTTAGGTCTCGCACCTTAAAATTAGCACTGGCTGGGTCTGCCCCAAGGCCAAATCCAGAATATGAACTACTCAAATAACCAGTTCCAGAATATTCATTAGGGGGATTGGGGATACAAACATAGGGCGGTAGGTTGTTTCGTGGGCCAAATTCATGCGACACCACAGAGCCTATGCTTGGATACTGAAGTGCTGGGCTGGGACGATAGCCAGTGAACATGTTATGAGTTCCACGTTCGTGAGCCGCTTCACCATGAGTCATGGATCGACAAATGGCAATCTTATCAGCTATCTTTGCTGTATGTATCATTGTCTCATTAAGTCTGACTCCGGCAACATTAGTTTGAATACTACTCATCGGCCCACGATATTCAAGTGGAGCGAAGGGTTTCGGGTCCCAAGTCTCTTGGTGAGCAGATCCTCCGGGAAGGTAAATAAATATAACGCTTTTAGCCTTCCCTTCTTTGCTCTCATAGAACTTCTGGTCTCCACGAGCTTCTTGTATGCGGAAGTAGTCCGATAGAGAAAGTCCTAGCCCACCTAAGAATCCAACCTGCATAAACGATCTGCGACTTTGCATCTTTTTCCAGTCCATTATCTTACCTTCTTATAAATCTGTTTCTATCTTCTAACGTTATTATCTCTCTATTGTTTAGTTCTGAGTCATAGAGTGTGTGAGTAGTAATTATCCACTTAAATGACACATGTCTCATTATTTCGCTTGTAAAGTCATAGTATATACATGCCCATCCTTTTTTGGCTTTTGAAATGGCGGTCTTAATGATTCGTGTTTTTTCAAGGTGGTTGTTTTCAACGACCACATAGTCTCTTACTACAAATCCAGAGCTTCTCCTGCTCGATCCTGTTCTTTGTCTCGTGTTAGGGTCTAGCACTGGAGTAAGAATAGAATCTCTCCATTCCCACCAAACATACTGAATCATTCTTAACTTAGTTTCCCCCGTCGTGTCGTCTATTTTATATACATGATTTATCTCAAGGTAGTCACAAGACTCATACACTACAAGTCTTTCAGGTTTTCCCGATGAAACCAAGGCAATAGATAAGATTGCTAAAGCAATCGCACACAGCCTCTTTGTAACGCCTTTCATTTTTTCCCCACTGGAATTAAAGTTCTACCGTTCTTTTTGTAGATACCTTTAAATTCATATTCATAAACCTCTCCGGTCTTGGGGTCTTTGTACTTAAAGGATGCGACGTCCTTCTCGGTGGGGACGCATTTTCCATCTTTTTCTACATACCCTTCGTTACAGTTGGGTGGGTATCCTGCTTTGTCGTCTGACTTCGACTTGTACTGCATAAGAAGAAAATCCGCCGCCTCGATAAGACTAATGTATTCTGTAGCCTTGCTCGTGCAAATAGCAGACCTTTGGGGTTGGTCTGGATATTCATTCTTCATAACGTCGTCGCTCATACAGCGAGACATGAATGTCTTAGGGTCTTCGCCCTTTTTCTTGGATGGCATTGGCATTGTTTTTGCTCCTTTCGTGTCTTAAATTTCTTTTCTCTATTTTTTCTAACTTACGGCTCTCACGCTTCATAAATCTATCTAGTTTATCAAACCCTGACACAGTGCCAGAACCGGCGATAGTAATAACTAGAATAAGTAACATCCTTGTAAGCTTATTCATAACAACTCCTTAATTATATTTCTGTCATTTATCCAAATATCCATCCCAGTTTCCACCAAGCCAACAAAAAGATAGCTGATGCAACTAAAAAAAATAATATACCTGAAAGATGAAAGGCAGCCATTAGTGGTTTTAAAAATTTCACTTTAGTTATAGTCCCGTTCAATTGCTTGAAGCCATTGGAGTTGTAAAAACTCTATAAATAACCCTTCGTCCATTTCAAACTCGACTTCACCGTTTTCATCTATAGTGACTGATATATCTTTATTTTCAGATGCTAACTTTTGTAATTCCAATATAAAGTCAGGTTTATCTTTCATGCCAATCTCTTTTATAGTATGACCTTAGCTTCACCTTCTAACAAATATCTTGGACGGCCACCATTATCTGTTCTCATAGTTTGTTTGTCTATTCCAAAGTGATCAAACAGAGTCGCTTGAAGATCAAGTGGGCCAACAGGATTTTCTATCGGGCTATATGACCTGTCTGCTACCCCAATGGTTCTGCCAGACTGGTATTCCCCACCAGCCATAAGCATTGGGGTAATTGAAGGCCAGTGATCCCTGCCTGAATTGGCATTGATTTTAGTTCTTCCAAACTCACCAGTAACAACAAGAATAATTTTCTCATTTAGCCCACGATCCCAAACGTCTTGTAGGAATCCAGCTATAGCCTTGTCAACTGGGGGAGCTTTAGTTTTCATGGCTGTAGAGATAGTGCTATGCATATCCCACCCACCATAAGTAAGGGTTATGAAACGGGTTCCGTGTTCTGCAAGTCTTCTAGCAAGAAGCAGTTGTGTTCCTATGGCGTCGGAACCATAAAGAGCCTTTGTTTTTTCATCTTCTTTATCTAGATCAAAGGCGTCTTTAGCAGACCCAAGAATTACATCATAGGCTTGGCCCTTATAGAACTCTGAGGACTCTGCCCCATTGCCAGAAATTCTAGTTGCGTCCAGAGCATTTAACAAGCCCTTTCTGCTGGTGAACCTGTTCATTTCTATTCGGGGTGTAAGATTGTCTTTATTGGATGGGTCAAAAGGTTTATATGCCCCTCCAAGCCAAGACCCCTCGTCTCCTTCTATCTTTCCTTGTTTGACATAGGTGGGCATGCCGTTTTCTGAATGATTAGTTCCATAGACAGCAGACACGATAGACCCAAAAGAAGGGTGCTTTGTCATAGACGTAGTAGTTCTATCTGCGTTATAATGTCCAGTCATCATAAAGTGAGTTCCCTGCCTGTGGGAAGAGTCTTTATGGCTGAAAGAGTTTATTACGTTTAGCTTGCTCGTATGTTTGGAAAGCTCTTTCCAATCAGCACCAAGAGAGATGTTAGTTTTTGAATCATATATCCTACCATTTACCGGTTGCCATTCTGAAGGAACATTATCTAACGGGGCGTGAAATGTTTCAAACTGAGTCGGGCCTCCACCAAGCCATAGCCAGACAACTGTTTTGTCTTTATACGCGACGGCTCCATCTTGCGAGAAAGCCTTGTCAGAAAGACCAACAGCTGACATCCCTGCCCCAATTCCGCCGACCCGTAAAAAATCTCGCCTATTGTAGAAAAAATCTAACATTTTACGCCTCTCTGTGCTTGTTAACCGGGTGCTTCGTAATAGCCTATATTGAATCCTTCTCTAGTGCACTCTTCTAAGGTCTTCTGCATACCGTGTTTTTTAAGGTGCTCCTCTATATATATACACATTTTTTGGTCAGTTTCGGGCCAATCATTTTTACAAAAATGGCACAGGGACTTACATTTCCAGTGAGTTCTATTCTGAGATAATAGTTTTGGGGCGTGGTTTTGCTTAATTTCCTCAAATCTAACCCGTAGCATCTCCAAAAATCTCGCTTCGTCACTCTTGTCGAAGGGCATACTAAAAGGCTGAGGGTCTATCTTGCCGTCTGTATCTTTGCAAAAGAAGATACTCATAATTCTGTTTGGAAAATCTGGATAGAGCTTGGAGATGGCATAATAATAGAGAAGGAGTTGTGGATCATTCATTAGTTTTTCAAAGTTCTTTTCTTCACCAGTAGCCCAATCAAGTCGCCGCCCTGTTTTCCAGTCAATCACCTCTATTGTATCGTCTGAAACTTTAGTAACTAGGTCTATAGTTCCTTTTATTGCCAGTTGCCCTTCAAGAACTTCACCATTTGGCATTTCATACTCAAATTTAGCCCAATCTTCTTCAATTGCAATGTCAAAGTGAGGTTCTGGGTGGTGGATATCTCTATTACGAGGGTCAAATTGGCCATCGTTATGCTTGAGCATAAGCCAAGTTATCTTAGATACCTCTTTTCTGTCTGCGGGTCTCCACGTATGCTTAGAATTTTTACCATACGATTCAAAGCTTAAATCAGCTATAGCCTCTACACAATCATCCGTATAGAGATCGTCTTTTGAAAACTTCACCGCACCAATTGCATCATCATTCACTTTTAAGTACTTAACGCGAGGCTTATCTTGCTGATACTTTTTAAGACCAGCAAGAACCTCCATCACTTTGTGCACAATTGTGCCCAGTTCAGCCTTTTTACCACTATCAGACTGATGCCCAAGTACATATGTAATAAAATATTGCATCTGACAATAGGCGTAGTTGTTATAGCTTGAACTTCTAACGTAGGTAATTAACATGTTTCCCTCTGCATCTTTGTATAAAGAGACTTGACCTTACTCACAAGAGCGTCAATATTACCCTCTTTATTATCAATATAGTGTTTGAAATTATAATTATCTAGAGCAATTTCGCTGGGGTGGTTATCTTCTTTGATTACTCTAGTGAGCCTAATAACAGTTCCTCCTGCGTCCTCTATTGCTTTTGCCTCGTTTGGAAATCTTACATCGGCAATAATGGCTAATTCAGATTGTTCCTGTGTCATTTTTTTGATCGTGCTATTTACCCAAACTGAGCCGTATATCTTACGCATTATATCTGTACCAAGGACTTGCATAAATTCGCGGGCGGTCATTGGGCCTTCTTTCCAACCCCTGCTTTTTTTAGCATCGACCGGTAAAAGCTTTTTCATGAAGCTAGAATTAATTGCCTTTGGCATGTTTTCCCATAGTAAGTGTTTTTGCTTCTTGTTTTTTTGATTGTCTGTACCCCACAGTGACTCAGTAGGGATATCGAACAACTCTTGACATATGGATTTTAAATTATCTGCAAAGCTATAAAGCTTAACAAAAGGCCACATGTTGTATTCCGCGTAATCAACAAACGCTTCATCCCGTCTGGCTATATCGAATTCTCCCCACCCTTCGTTGCCTCCTTCGTCACTAGTCAAAACGGTTAGTTGGCCGTTTGCACCAATGTCGAATTCCTTGAGAGCCTTTTGTTCTTTAAGCACTATCCCGTGTAGTATGTTGGCAGCGGTGTTTTTCCCGCTTTGTTTTCTTCCCGAAATACCAATAATTTTCATTAGTAACATCCTCGCAAATCTATTAAAATTTCACTCTTTATTTTTTCTGTCTTCATGTCTCCCAGATCCTTGGTATGCATCTGGGGGAAGGTTAGGTTAAATAACCTGCTCATGCCCCTGTTTATCTTTATCTTTGATTCTCTACCAGCCTGATCGTTGTCCGTTAAAATTACCAGTGCGGTGATTCCGCTTTTTATTAAAAGGGATTTTTGGGTTTCAGAGATGTCTTTTCCAAACAAGCCAACCGCGTTTTTGACACCAGCTTCGTGTAGCTTCCAGACGTCTCCCTGCCCCTCTACTAAAAACATGCACGACTTTTGCTTAGCTGCTTCAATTGCATTGTCATAATTGTAGAGGTAATCAGTTTTTCTTAAACCTTCGGAAAATAAATATTTCGGTATCATCCAGTTTTTTGTTGACCTTGCTATATATCCAACCTGATCATTTTTGAAATGAATGGGAATAATTGATCGATTACGCATGGGGGAAAGCCTATCTAAACAATCTTCTACCATGAAATGCTGAAGGGTTTTAGGCCTGAAACCTCGTATCTCAAAGTATGGCGAGCTGCCACAGGTAACAACTGGCACAAACCGGCTGGCAGAGTCCTCTCTTTTTCTTTTCTTTTTAAAAATTTTAACAACGTTGCTAAAGGCATCACCTTCCGTAGCTTTTGGTTTAACGTTAGCATGGGTTTTTGCACCGTCTACATTATAAAGGTTACAAATATATCTTAGTACATCTGAAAACGTGGATGGTTGATCGCTTGACGACAACACTCCTCCGACAAAACCGAAGATGTCAGTGTTGTACTCTTCATGACACCCACGCGTCCAGCATCTCCAAGCTTGCTTTGTGAGTGATATGGACAATCCCTGCTTATTATCGCTACCCTCATGGATCGGGCAGCACATAAATATATTATCCGCAACCTGCTCATACTCCAAGCTAAAATTGTCTAAAAGTATCTCTGGGTTGTCGAAAATTATTTGTTTGACCTTCTGGAGGTCAAGGGTTTTAGCTCTTGCTTTTGGTGAACTCATACCATAAAAATCCCATATTGGCTGTTGCATATGCTAGCCATATTAGTGCGTGGGGAAAATCTTTTTGCCTTATGTTATCCACAGCACAGGCTATATAACAAAGGGTGGAAATCGTTATTGCGTATGTTACTAACATGTTTTAATACCGCCTTTAAACTTCATATTTAATCCTCCTCTTCTGCGTCAAATGGTAAATCTGACCCCTCGATAACGCCCCCTTCGGGAGACGAGCGAATTTCATCTCTGGTTCTTAGTTCGTATAATTGTGCATGAGAACCAACCATGTTCATATTAATGTAATTGCCATCCAATAAACCGGCTCCATGTCTAGCTTTTAATGTTACTAGCTTTCTATTGCCTGCACTTGGGCCGTCCTCAGCCAGCTCCTCTGCTGATTTTAATTTAAATATGGAGAATGACGTGCACAACCAAATAAGCCTGTCAGAGCCGCTTACGGCGTCCGTAGACTCCTTTGTGATTCCGTCTCGGTTCAACTGAACGAAAGATAGACATGGGAAATCAAACTTAACCGCTAAGTTGTGAAGGTTAGTGATTTGAAACCCGAGAGCCTGATATTCTTGAATGTTGTGGCTAATAGAACCAGATGACATAAGTTTAAGATAGTCGTAAACAACTAAGCAATCGTTTGTTCGACCGTACTCATCTTGCCCCACATTTTGAATAACCCATCGTTTAATTATATTTATGATAGATTCAAACGGTGCTCCAGATACGCTTACGTAGGTGTACGGAATGTCCCTGATTTCTTCCATAGCCTTTTTGACCCTGATTAGTTTTTCATCGTCTTCGGAAAACTTTCCAGTAGCAACTTCTTCGATTGGTACACCGCTAATATTAGAAACGATTCTATTTAAATGGTCTTCTTTACACATCTCGGTATCCAGCATTAAAACTGGTATACCCTTACGAGCGTTGCTCAACGCGACGTTGTCGGCAAAAACAGATTTTCCAATTCCCGGTCGTGCAGATACAAGATCAACGCACTTTCTGCGTAACCCTCCTCCTATCACAGTATCAAAACGAGGGAAACCGCTAGATATACCGATTTGGTCACACTTGTTTTCGATTAGAAATTCTAGATACTCATCAATGTCATCGCCAAGCTTTTCTGGTTTTTGCCCAGCGTCGTCTTCACGCAGAAACTCCATGATTGGATTCTCCACGAGACCGATAATTTCATCAATACTTTCATCACCTTTAATTGAGCCTACATCTTTTCCAATCTTACTGGCGATGCGTCTCGCTTTTCTAGCAAATTCAAACTTCTTTATTTGTGCGGCAAAATGTACTACGTTCTCTTTCTTGATTGGGAATTCCATCAAGGAGTCGATATACTCTAGCTCGCTTTTAGTTTGAATTGTTTCTGATAAACTCAGCTGTTCGGCAGCAGATAAAATTGCTGGAAGATCAACCTGTGCCTCACTTTTTAGTATCTTCTCGACACACTTGTAAATCACTTGATTATTTTGATGCGTAAAACTACTATGACTTAAGAAGTCAGATATTTCAACATATGATTCAAGGCCATAGGCAAACAGGCCTGCCAAAACAGCACGCTCCGCACCTACATCCGCTAACTTAGAGTCCATTTTATCTTCCTGTGCAACGGTTACATCTTGTAAATTCGCCATATATTAGGCTTTGATTGATGTGGAAACTTTTACCACAAACGTGACACTCAACCATAACCTTGTTGGGTTTGCCTCGCTGTCGGGGTGTTTTCATTCCCTCAAATTTTTGATAGTCAAAATCAGTATCTTTCTCTTCGCCCTGATCTGTCCATTGATTCTTTTGGAACTTTACTGGGCTTTTTCTACTTTTACCCTTTTGTTTTCTGTTAACCGAAAAGTCTTCTTTGACCTTCGGGTGAGGAGGGGGCTTCGACGAACCTGTGTCAGATGCCTCTTCTTCTTGTGACGACAAGAGATCGTCTGTAAGTTTTTGTTTTTGCTCTGGGGTTAATGCCTCAAGCAGGTTCTTTAAAATATCATTCATCTTTTTCTACCTTTTTCCATTAGGATGTCTGCCTTTCTTCTTATATTATATTCTCTACTTACTATTTTTGCAAGTCTAGCCTTTGCTACGTCCTGCCATTCTTTAATCTTCCTTGCTAAGTCGTGACTTCTTAATATATTAGCAACCTTAATGTCGTGCTTTAAATATTCTCCAGCCATGTCTTGTATTTCACTTGAAATTATAATGTTGAGGTTGCCCTCACACCAGTTCACCACCGTTTCTTGACTAGCTTTCTCTGACGCTACGTGGTCAGCATACTGATACAACATATAAGCAAAATTAAAGCAGTCGTCTCTGGTTAGTCCGTCCATCTGTTTAAGGGACAGTGTGTCTGCTAAAGCAAATTCCTCGGAGAACTTTGTGGGTGCTAAATTCTTACAGGATATATAGGTATCTATTTTATCTAAGAATTCCTTTAATCTATCAGCGGCGTTCAAGTTGTTCCCTCCAATATTTTTCGGTGCTATCGTATTTTAAAACTATCAATTCAATACTATTAAGTTCGCACCACTCCGCCTTGATTCTATCTCTGGTTTGTGCTTGTAAAAACCCTGCCTTGCTTTTGTGAAAAAACGGTACGTACTTATAGTGCTGTTCTCCATGAACCTCTACGCCTATTTTAATATTAGGGATGAAGAAGTCGAGGTATAAGACAGATTTTTTTGCCGGATCTCTAGACCCAGGAAGTTTGACCTCTTCTAAAATGTTATAACCATTAAACACCTCGCTTATAATCTCTCTAGCAAGGACGTGATAACGGGATCTTTTGCTTCTGTGGTTCCTGATGTATTTTTTAAGATCGAGGTTATACTCCCGACCGTTAAAGCCTACCACTTTCATAGTAAGACTTCTTTGATTTGCTCATAAAGAAAATCACAGATGGTGGGGTTCTCTTCTAAAAAGGTTGTAACCCTTTCCATCCCCTGAAATTTAAATGCCTTTTCCACATCTTCCGCTTTATTGTCAAGCATCCAGCTTTTAATTACAGGGTCTTCTTGGTTTTCAATACAGCTGGTCATAGCATACCAAGCACCACTACGCTTTATTAGACTAAAGTCACAGCAGATTTGTGCAATCTCTTGGGCTTCATCAATTCCTACGCCGTAGCGAATCCAGCTTGCTGCTGTAGAATTTGGTATACCTCCAGCGGCAGATGTTTTAATGACCCAGTTTGCAACTTGGCCAATGTGATTACCACTATCTTTTGGGACTTCCCATTTGCCACGATGAGTAATTACCATATTCGTTCCGGCTTGATACTGGAGCATGTTTCCGCAGTCGGCCATCTTTGCGGGCGACCACCTACTTCCCCCCGTGTTGGCTATATTGTGGGTAACAAAAATAACGATTGCCTTCATTCTAGACACGTCACCGCTAATACGTTTAAAAAACATGGAGAGCAAGCGTGGCAGAGCGTTGCGAACTCCAGTACGAATTTCACCATCTAACTCGTCTTGTGGAACCATGCTGGATGTAGAGTCTACTATAGCAACAAGGTCTGGAGTATTTTTGATATATGTTTCTAGAATATTTAGATAATCTTCAGCTGACACTAGAGGTTTTGAGTCTGTGGCCTGAACAATCTTTATGGCATCAACGTCGAGATTTTTAATTCCCTTAAAGTTCTCTTTGGTTAGCCTTCCTTCGGTGTTGAAATAAAAGATGTTTTTCCCAAGACCCTGTGCCTTGGCTGCAAAATAGAGAGCTGTGGTTGTTTTGCCCGTCTTTGGGTCGCCTGTCATTACTACGCAAGTACCCTCCCTAATCCCGCCTCCCAAAGCGACGTCTAAAGCAGGAGAAATACCAAGAGTTTCAAAGCTCTCAAGCGTTGCAAGGACTCGACTTCCAGACTCAATTATATCTCCATACTTCTTGTTGATCTGGTTGCTGATTGGATCGTCTTCAAATTCTTCTTTAATCTTCTTCTTTGCCATGTTCAATATCTCTCAATGTTTTAAAAATATTTTTCTTGCCGTACTTCTTGTTTTGATGTTTTGCGTTTTTCTGGACTTTGATATCTTGCTTCTTGGTTACCTGCTCATCTAATAATAGCTGGTACTTCTTTATTACACCAACAACTTTCGGATGATTAAGAGAAAAAATACCTCGGAACTCGGAAGAGTGGATGGCTTTCACTAGTGCCGTCTCGCTGTATTCCTTAAGAATTTTATTCGCTGAGATTAATTGTCTCTGAAAAGTCCAGTCCCAAGGCTTTCGGTTCCAAAACTTGTAAGGCAAAGAGCCCTCGTTTTTCTTTTCGGAATTTCTGATGCACATAATCTCTGCAACGTAAGCGGCACAAGTGCAATGGTCTCCAGTCGTTTCATGTTTGTACCTGCTTTTTTCGGTTCGTTTTCTTTTTTTCATTGAATATCATAGCCTCCTCAAAGCATTGGCTTGGGTCGTCTACCATTTCTTTTTCCATTATTAGTTCTGGGACAAGCCACATTTGTTTATGCACCTCCTTGCCCTTAAGAACCCCCACTGTGTAATAGTTTGATGATGGGCCACCCATAGTGCCCATAACAGACCTTACCAGATACAAACCTTCGGCGTTCCTAACATCCATTATACACTTGTGTGATCTAAATTGCAAGTGCAAATCTTCAATAAAAACAAAATTTTTTTCGCAATGGCTCTTTACCTCTTGCCACACCTTGTAATCCGAAAAGAAAAAATGTTTCCCGTCTGATGTCATCACCTTGACCCACACAGCGTTAATGTCGCAGGTTTGGTAATGATTACTCCACTTTCCTTCGTCCATTGTTGTCACCTACTTTTTGATAGAGGTTACGCAGCTCGGTCGTTGCTTGTTTGGAGTAGATCTTTTGTCGTCAGCCATTGAAGATGCCCCCTCGGTCATCACGGTAGCACCCTTGTCATTCCTCGCAAACTGCTTATACAAAGGTGTCTCCTTTTGTTGTTCGGGCAGGCTGTTAACAAATGTTTTAATAATAGACTGTGCCCTGTCTAGGTCTCTGCACAAATTCTTGATATCAAAATCTCGGTGGTTTTCTATATAAAATTTTTCTGCTTTGCTTAGTGGTCCTTTTTTAGTCATTTAAAAATCCCCTTTGTGCCTTTGTTAAATAGATAGAGTTATTAGTTTTTAGGTATGTCATGTAGAAATCAAACGTGTTTCTAGAAGCCTTTCTTATCTTGGTTTCTATAAACCTTTCCCTCTTGCCGTAAGGGCCGTTGGGGTCAAGAGGGCCACTCTGATGCGTTCTTATGTAGCAGGTTTCAGAGCCTCCGGGGTTTGTCACCACCTTGGCGTAATGCGTTAGCATGTACTTCTTATCATTACTTATAATATTACCCGTCTTGTCATATAGCTCGACAATACTCTCGTTCTTCTCGACATAACCCCTGTTTACATATTTCATTTTCCGCCCTCCAGTATGTAGTTAGCTTTTTGTTTGCTTGTCATAGCGTTGATCTCTTTGTTTGTAGCCGCGGCATTAGAATGGTGCCAAGGCTTGCTGACGCTTGGTTTTCCTTCGTTCTTTTTGTGTTGCATTTCTTGGATCTTATTCTTATTAGCTTTAGTGTTACGATCTGCTAGATTCCCTATGGTGCTAGCATTTTTTACGCTAACATGAATTCCCCCGTTAAGCACTCGTCGTAATTTATTTTTTCCACATTCCGAACACTTTTTTAGGGGTGCGTCATGAAATTTTTGAAGCACGTCCTCAAAAACACAGCCACACCCATCACATTCATAGTCGTGTAATGGCATTTAAACCTCCAATGCATTTAATACGTTACCTATAATTCCGTTTCGTTGTATGTCTTCGTTTTCCAGCCTGCAAATACCAACGCCTTGCACGTCTTCTAGTCTGTTCATACAATAGTCTAAGCCGCTTCTACCCCGAAGGTCGTCTTGTTTAACGTCCCCATTAATTAGTACTTTTGAGTCTGTTCCCATTCTAGTGATAAACATCTTTATTTGATCTATTGTGCAGTTTTGTGCTTCGTCTAATATCATATAGCTGTTGTGAAAAGTTAACCCTCTCATGATTTCTAATGGCTTATATTGTATGTGCCCCCCGTTTGAATAGAGGCCATAAAAAGACTGAGTTAAAAAGTACTTTAAGTTTTCTTGCATTGGTAACAAATAGGGTGCTATTTTCTCGTCGAGTTCCCCCGGTAAAGAGCCGATATCTTTTCCGGCACAAACCAAAGGTCTAGTAATAATTACTTGATCTACCATTCCTCCGTGGAGGTGGCTTGCGGCAATTCCCGCCGCAATAAAGGACTTGCCCGAACCAGATGGCCCAGAGCAAAAAATGATATCATTCTTGATAATAGATTTTATATATTCTTTTTGGTTTGGCGTTTTTGCCTCTACCGAGATAACCCTTCGTTTGTTTTTTTTGTTGTCTTTTCTAGCTCTCTTATGGTTCATACGGTTTACCTTTGGATAGAAATTTATTATGTTGTTATAGTTTTACGTCTCCAAAATCCATATCCTCTAAGTCGTTTTTGCTTGCACCAATTTTATAGCTGGTTATTTCGTGCTCTTGTGGTGCTACCTGAACCGACTCAGAACTCATCCATGGTTCTGTCCATCCGGCAACAGGGTTTTTACCCGCGTTTTTGTAAGGCAGGCCAATGGTTTTACGACGAGACATACATAGCCAATCGATATATTGATGTAACACAGTCTCGTTTAATCCAATGATAGATCCATCCTTAAACAGATAGGACGCCCACTTTTTTTCCTCATCGGCAGCCCTTTCAAACATTTCTACGGCATTTTCTTGGCACTGTTCTGCCGTTTTAACGAATCCTTCGTCTTCTTCTCTATGAAGAATCTTTAGTATTTCCTGAGTATTTGCCAAGTGTAAGGCTTCGTCACGCTTAATCAACTTTACGATGTCTGCGTTTCCGGCCATCTTTTTGTTTTCAGCAAAAGCAAACGAACAGATAAAACTCACGTAAAACCTGATTGCTTCTAAAATGTTGATACTAATGAGGGTCATGTAAATTTGTTTTTTTAATTCCGGCAATCTTGCTGAGTCACAATCCCTCCCCATTCCCATTAAATTGTTGTAGTCTTGGATGGCACTTTTCGCACGTTTCATAATCTCCTTATCTTCGTAGATGCCTTCAAAGATTTCTTTGCTGTCTGCATAAACATTTTGGATGATATATGAATAAGACTGACTGTGAATTTTTTCAAAGAACTGCCAAGTCATCAAACACGCCTCAAGCTCCGTATTTGTAACATATTCTAGCAGGGTTGGAACACCACGACAGATGACGCTATCCAACATGGTTTGGTACTTGAGGTTTGACGTGAAGATAAACCTCTCGTTGTCTGATAACAACTTGAAGTCACCACGGTCTTTTTTAAGCTCAATCTCTTCTGGTCTCCAGAAGTTCATCATCTGCTTGCTATCCAGCTCTTTAAAAATCGGATACTTAATCACGTCGTATCTCTGAACACCCAAGTCTTTTCCCAAGAAAAGAGGTTGAGACATAGGATCTACGCTCCTAGTGTTAAATATGGTTTTAATTTCTTTTCTCCTTGGTTTTATATGCAGTTACGTGTTCGCCGAAGTATAAGCTCGACCCCTTCTTCCAGTTCTCTTTTGCCCAAAGGGGTTGCAAATTGGTATAATGGAAGCATTCTCGTTGCTGCTGCTCATTCGTCAGGTCAAATGCTGCACAGGGTATGATATGATCTATGTGCCAGCCATGCGTTGTCCAATTGTCCCAACTCATACCCTTTTGAAACTGATCCTCAAGATATTCCATGAAAAACTCGATGCTACACCCCAAAAGGTCAAAAGCACTCGTTGATCTCTTGCCTTCGCAATTCTTGATTTCGAAATAGAGACGATTACGAAGATTAGCTGCTATTTTATGGTGAGGGATTTTCCTTCTATCGCGAGTGTATTTGTTCCACCGCTCCTTGTTTTGCAGTTTCCAACCTTTAGCATATTTGGCTTTTCTGATTTTCCTGCAATCATCACATTCGTGCCTTCGATAGCCATCCAAGACTACAAATTCAAACATTGGTCGAAACTCGTAACAAGTTTTACATTCTCGCAAGGGTACTTTGAAGGGGTCCATACCCCTTTTTTTCCAAGCTTGAAAGGCAGACTCAGCATCAATCATATTGCACAGGCTCCCGATTCACAACCCATATCTTTTTCTGTCTCGCCGTCTCCATCTGGAGTGTTGGCGTAGTAGAAATTCTTTAACCCGTGTTTATAGCCATATACTTGATCTTTAATTAGTTCGCTAAGGGGGATGTTGCCATCCTCGTGATGTGCGTAGTTATAGTATAAATTTGTGCTCATGCTCATGTCGGTAAACTTTTGGATAACCGCCGCGATATCTATAATAGCTTTATTACTTGTCATTTCCCACGCTAAAGTATAATAATTTTTACGGGTACGATAATTTGGTACAATTTGCTTCAAAATTCCATTTTTAGCTTTTTTATACAAGAGCAAACTGCGTACTGGTTCTATTCCGTTTGTGCTATTTTGAATAACGCTAGAGGATTCGCAAGGCATGATGGCAGACAGCGTTGAGTGTCTAAGGCCGTGCTCTGCTATTCTTTCTCTTAGGCTTTCCCAGTCCATGTTATAAGACGGTGACACGAGTTCATCAACCGTTTTTTTATACCAGTCTATGGGCAATAAGCCTTTAGCATATTTGGTATCACTAAATTTATTGCACGGGCCTTTTTCCTCGGCTAGTTCGCACGAAGCACTAAGGAGGTGCCACTGAATTTGTTCCATTGTTTCGTGAACCAGCTCTAACGCCTCTTGATCGCCATATTGAAGCTTGCTTTTTGCTAGAAACCCAGCTAGATTAGTTATCCCAACACCTAAAGACCTACGGTTTTTGGTAAAATTTTCAGCAGCTAAAACTGGATATTCTTGGTAATCGATTATGGCCTCTAGAGTTCTAACGGCCATTCTGCATGAGTCTTGGATATCGGTCTCACCGCCTACTTCTAAAAGGTTTAATGCCGATAGTATGCAAATACCAATTTCGCCTTCTGGGTCTTCTATAGACTGTATTGGCTTTGTGGGGTGAACAATTTCTTGACACAGGTTAGACATATGAACAGGAATGTCCCAAGAGCCGTTTTCATTAGCTGTGTCTAGATTCATGGAATAGATGCGGCCAGTTTCCAGTCTTTCTCTGGCAAATATTTCTGCAAGCTTACGAGCAGGAATTTTCTTTTTAAATTTCAATGATCGAGCGTTCTCATATTTTTGGTATAGAGCGTCAAAACTTTCATTGTCCCCAAAAGCATCATAAAGCCCCTCTGCCTCGTGTGGGCTGAACAGTGTTATGTCCTCATTGTTTATTAGTCTGTCATAGAACAGTTTAGAAAATTGAACGGAGTAGTCAAGCTTGCGAACCCTGTTGTCGTCGGTTCCAGCATTATTTTTTAGAACTAGAACATCTTCAATTTCATAATGCCAGAACGGGATGTGGACAGTTGCTGACCCCCCTCTAAGGCCGTTTTGGCTGGTGGACTTAACAGTAGATTCAAAATTTTTAAGATACGGAATGAGCCCTGTATGAAGAACCTCTCCACCTCTGATTGGAGAGTTAAGAGGGCGAAGCCTGCCAATGTTTAAACCGATTCCTGCACGCCTAGCGGTGTATTTTCCCACGGCGTGTATCGAGGAGAATATTCCATCTAAATCATCGCTAACATCAACCAGTACACAACTAGCAAATTGCTTTATGTTTGTCCTAACCCCAGCCATGATTGGTGTCGGCAGATTAATCTTAAAGGTAGAGTAGCAATCGTAAGCCCCTTTAACGTCATCTATGTTGTCAAACAAGCACATAGCAATGGCCATGTAGGCAAACTGTGGGGTTTCGTAAATATTTCCAGAGCTTCTGTTTTTAACCAAGTATTTATCAATTAGCTGTTGCAATCCAGCATACGTAAAAGAGTTGTCACGATTATGGTTTATGTAATTTCCAAACGCCCCTATGGTTTTGTTGTCCCACTTGTCTAGGATGTATGGGTCGTAGATCCCATTGTCTACATTCCTTTCCAGAAATATTAAAAAATCTGTAGGCTTGTCACACCCCCAAACGTCCTTTCGCAATTGCATGTTCAGTAATCTTGCTGCGGCATATTGGTAGTTTGGTGCAGACTTAGAAATCAAATCGTTAGCCGACTTAATCAAAATTTGGTGTATTTCAGCGGTGCTGATGCCGTCGTACAGGGAAAGGTTAGCGTTCATCTCAATGTCTGAGAAGGAGACACCGGTTAGCCCGCCAGTAGCCCACAAAACAGCTTTGTGTATTTTCTCGACGGAGAA